TAGTAGTATGCTCCGCAGGAACAAAAGCCCAGGCTTGAAGTAAATGAGTTATATGGTAGTAAAGCTCTAGTTTTTTTTAGTGAAATTAGTATTAACTATTTCAGTTTAAAGCATTAGGAAGCAGTAAATGCTATAAAGCCTAAATGATATTGCAGATTAATATGGTGTGGGTAAACAAAGATTTGTTCTTTTGCTTGCCCTTAAAGCTGTTTCTTATGTGATCTTATGGGACACAAGAAACTAAATAGGACTATAGAGATCAACAGGATAACAACAAGAACAGCCACAACAACCCAATTTCCACTCAGAATCCCAAGGAGCCATTCTCCAGATTTTGAAAACCAACACTTTATTGAACAAGGAGGTGCACCATCATCATAGACTTTATCTGAGTCAACCTGATTGAATCCAGTAACCCTCTCTAAATGAGGTGCAGATGCCGACAAACCTGTACCTGCACAGTCCTTATCATGACAACACTTAAACAATGACCCTGAGTGGCCTCCTTTACCTACAACCTTGATAGTATTAGAACCTCTAACTAAATTGACCACTGTAGCACCATAACACATGGCCATGTCACATGCTTTGATTGAGGTTATAAAATTCGGGCATTCTGTCAGGCCAACTACACATGTCAATGTGAAACCAACACCCGAGCCCCATGCACCATCAATCGATTGTGTTGACAGGTCCACCTTACATGGATTGTCACTCAGATCTTGAAATGAAATATCCCGGTTAAGAACCAGATTGATATGATCTTTTATGTTATTGTCTGGATCTACCCACTCTAGACTGTTTGTTGTTATGTGTGCCTCAGAGACATTAAATGATTGAAATGAGTCTTTAGTTGCCATTAGCCGCTTAAATCCAGAGACAGTATTCCCTTGATACTCACAGGTTGGTGTTGTAGCAAACCCGCAGATCTTTCTGAAGGAACCTGTGTGTTCAGGGCAACGCATCCCAGAGGTAGTTGACATAATGTCACCTGGGTCGCCAAAGGCACATGTTGTTGTACACCACTGCTTCAAGATTAACCCGCCTTCTTCTAAAGGACCCAAGAACACAAGTGTATCCCCGGGTTGCAGCTTTGAAATTGTTCCTATCATGCAGACCTTAACTGAAGAAGTCACTAAACAATCATTTACATCAATATTCTTACAAGTCTGCTCTGTTCCTAACTGAATGCAAACTTTCCGTGTGTATTTTAAGGTAATTAATTTATATGCTTTCCCGACTGATTTCAGTTTGTCTAGATAGATCCCACATGCAGTGCAACCTGTACCCACCCCAGGACAATCAGGTGGGTTGCATGCCCAACTTGTTTCATATTGGTAGTCTTTCTCAAAAAAACACTTAGTTGTTTGCCATGGATATGAGTACCTTTTACACTCACCGTAACAGTGGAATGCTGTTTTTATGTTGAATGTGGCATCCATCCAATGACCTAAAGACTGTATTTCAGCATGAATCACTTGACGTTCGAGTTGAAAGTGAAAAGGAACAGACTCTTCTGGATTTGCAGGGTTTGTTAATTTCCTCCGGTAGCTGTAAGAAGAGGAAGAGGCAATTGCAAAATCCAGTTCTAAGTCAGTCTTCATAGGGATATCCCCCACGCCATGAGCTGTATCAGACCAACCTACTTCTACTAGGGGTGTGTCAGCACTGGCAGCCCAGACTATTAATTCAAGTGTCAGTAAAAATGACCAGACTAGACCGACATAACACCTACTCTTGTAACGAAAAACACCAAGTGTTCTATAACAGCCTCTCTTGACTTCTGGCTTCTTAAGTGATTTTTTTAATGCCTCTTGAAACCGCCCAGTTAATTTACAGACTGCATAATGGGCCTGGAGGGCACTCTCTGTTGCTTCTGTAAGAGTCATGCAGTAAGGGCACTGCCCTTCAGCACAGCTTTTTTTATGTCCCTCAAGTTCTTTTGCTGTTTCACACTCATGATGGCAAATATCACAAACCATAGAACCCATTGTCTTTTGATATTCAACCTTTACTTTCTCTAGGATAATTTTAAACTTGGATTCTGTTGAATAGTGGGAACAAGAGTATGTTAGTAACCTTAAAGTTTTTAGAATCACCATGGTGACAGCTGGGATTAAAAGCCACCCAAAGCAAAATGTGGTAACAAGAGCAATAGTTGCCCACCCATGGACGCCGGGGACACAAAGCTCCACAGCTAAAGAGTGTGCAACATTTGGTACTAGTGAGAACAAGCTTGTGAATGTATAAATACACTGACCTATAACTAATGTTTTTGTCAAAATGACTTTCTTTTGACCATTACAATATACCACTACATCATTGTCTATCCTTTGGCATACAAAGTTTATTCTCTGCTCTGAACCTCTGAACTTTTGAACTTTATTTATGAGACAAGTTGGGGAACTGATATTAAAGATCCCGTTCTCTGAATAAGCCTCACAACTTGCCCCAGGGCCTGCTAAAGTACAAAAGACATTACAACCTGTAATTTTCTCTATTTCACCAGACATTGATAGAAAGCCTCTCCACGTCAGGGGCAGCGTCTTTTTATCACAACTACTATGATTTGAGTCTGCAATGATTCCTGGAGAAAAAATATACTCAGGGTCAGCCTTTCTTACTAAGCTTGAAAAGGAGCTATACATAGGCAAGCCGGCAAAGGCAATCCCGAGTACAGTCTCTGTTGTTTCAGTGTGTGGGACTTTCCCCTTTATCGGGCCTACTATCCGCAGTGCTCCCTGGGATGATTGATCCATATCATGGTCTTCACCTTTTGGGTTCATTAACATCCTTGTAAAGATTTCTGCTGAACGGAAGTCTTCCAAAGCAGGCACCACTAAAGGCTCTGAATGTTGACCTATAAAACAGACATAATAGGCCTGGAGTGCATCCTCAGTGCAGCCAGTTTTCGTTGTCAACTTTTCAAGCTCTACAGCAATTTTTAGGCTTACACCTTTTTTTGCAATGAGAAAGCAGGTCACTGGTAGTGTAATTGTATCATATGTATGCCCAGGTTGTGTCAGTGCAAGAGCCGGGACAGGATTAAAACATAAACCCTCTATTAGCTGCCCTGAAACACAGTATGTCTTTTCATACACTACCTGGATCCTGTTAGTTAGCAAGCTGATCATACAATTCCTGACAGACATGCATGTCTGTATAGGAGCAAGTAGATGCACTGTTGGCTGGCAGTGGGTTTGGTTACAGGCCAGATCATAACAAATAACAGTCTTTCTCCCAGTCACAACTTTGTATGTTGTATCGAAGACACTATTTGGAATAGTACAAACCCCTTTCAGATGAATTTCTGCAGATTTAGTCTCAAAAGTATTCTCACCAGCATTTGTTGTATCTGTTGTGCTCGCAGTTTTTGACCAGCTTAGCTGCGTGAATGTCTGTGCTGTTGTAGGAGGGGCATGATGATCAAAATTGCAAGAGCTCTCAATTTTCAGCTCAGTTATTTGATCAAGTGTCACTAAATTGACCTCGACTGAACCTGCAACATAACCTTGCCCTAGCACTACTGTGTGTGGACATTCAATCTTAAGCTCATGAACACTCCGAGGAAATCCAGCTACAGCAGTTAGTAAGACTCCAAGCACCATCAGACAAAACCTGCCCATATTGCTCTCAGTTTCTTTTTGTCTTGCTTCTTCTTGCGGAGTCTACTACTA